TACAGGTGCTACTGGTTCCACCGGTGCTACTGGTTCTACTGGTTCCACTGGTGCTACTGGTTCTACAGGCGCAACTGGTGCTACTGGTTCCACAGGCGCTACTGGTTCTACAGGTTCTACAGGTGCTACTGGTTCCACAGGTTCCACAGGCGCTACTGGTTCTACAGGTGCTACAGGTGCTACTGGTTCCACCGGTGCTACTGGTTCTACTGGTTCCACTGGTGCTACTGGTTCTACAGGCGCAACTGGTGCTACTGGTTCCACAGGCGCAACTGGTTCTACAGGTTCTACAGGTGCTACAGGTTCCACAGGTTCCACAGGCGCTACAGGTTCCACAGGTGCTACTGGTGCAACTGGTTCCACCGGTGCTACTGGTTCCACAGGTTCTACTGGCGCAACTGGTTCCACAGGAGCAACAGGCGCAACTGGATCCACAGGCGCTACAGGTTCGATGCCAGAACCAGGCTCAACAACAATTAACGATACTGGAGCCGTTGCAGTTGTAGTATATGATTCTACATCAAAGACTTGGAAGTATAATAACGGTGGAACTAAGACTTTTGTTATTGACCATCCAGATAATGAGGACGAATATTTAGTCCATGCTTGTCTAGAAGGTCCAGAAGCAGGTGTGTATTATCGTGGCGAAGGCCGTATTTTAAATAATAAATCAGTTACAATTGAGTTACCAAGTTATGTGTCTTCATTAGCCAAGAAGTTTACAGTTCAAGTGACACCTCTTGTTCTGACAGATGATGAAGATGAAGACAATTTGTGTTGTAATAAATGTTACGCAGCTTCCAAGGTTCGTGATAATAAGTTCACAGTATATGGTAAGAATGGTGAGTTCTACTGGCATGTCCATGGTGAGCGCAGTTCAATCGAAGTTGAGCCTAAGAAGAGTGAAACAATTGTAAGAGGTGATGGACCATACAAATACATATCATAAGCAGTAGAATGTTAGGAATAAGAATCAAAATAAAGAAATAAAAAAATAATATAATGATAAACATTATATTATTTATTTTAGTTAGATAGGTTACAAATAATGAGTTTTTTTTTATTTTTAGTTTTTATTTTTTCATTTTTTGGTTAGTTTTTATGATTAGTTTTTATGATTAGTTTTTATGATTAATTTATTCATTTCCACATAATGAAGCGCTATTATAACAACGTTCATATAATGAAGAAGGACGAATCATATTATTATAGGAAGTTTCGGGAATATTTTTCTCCAAATGTTCTTCTTCAATAATCATATTTTTACTATAATTATTTCTTACGATATTCAATAAATTTTTATAAGTAGTTAAGTCATTCTTCATAATATTAAGTTGTTTTTCATATTTTTGCTCAACTTGTTTAATGGATTGAGATTGAGATTGAGATTGAGATTCTTCAGATTCTTCATAATCAAAATCATCAAAATCATCAAAATCATCAAAATCACTATACTCATAGCTTTCTGTAGTATTATCACTAATGATAGTAATAATTTCATCATGATTAGGAAGAGAAATTGGAGTGACATTATGAGACGTAAGATCAGAAGTAGAAGTAGAAGTAGAAGTAGAAGTAGTTAAATCAATAGTAGGTTTATGATAATTAGGATTATATTTTGATGTTTTATTAGGCAAAATATTCCAATAATGGTTAAACCGATCATAAATAATGCGAGTGTGTTGATTAAGATTTACGATGGATGTTTGAAAATCAATATTGGAATGATGATCAAACCAATATTCAAAATGGATATACGCATGATTATAATAATTACCTTTAAAATCAGTTTTACTTACAAAATCGACGTTCTTCACAAGACCAACGCCTCGTTCCCAAAAGACTCGCGCAATTACCTCAGAGGTAATTTTGAAAGATACCTTAGGGATAAATAAGCTGAGTGATTGATCGACAGACAACATATTATTATTATTATTATTATTAATAATCATTAAAGTTTAATAATGATTATAAACTATTTTTTGCGTCAATTTTATTATAGTCTTCGACGTTGAGCTCTATAGGATGACGCGATGGTTCCAACTTTACCATACCCTGTGTGAGCATGATAAACGTAGTTATGGTTGTAGGTAAAACACAAAGTATTATTACAATTATTAACCCTATATACGTTGCGAGGTTTATATGTGCTTAAAGAACTAAAAAAGTTAGCGCGGCTTACGGGAGGTGCGGAATAACTCATTTATAATAAGATAATATTTAAATATCTTATTATATTTTATTTACCGCATCCACAACCTCCCCCTTTCTTTCCTCCGTTAGCGTTGACAAACATAGAGTCTCTGAACGTAGATTTAAATGGAGTTAAAGAACGAGTGGAAGATGCGTAATTTAAACCAGGGCGCATGGTTGGAGCGTATGATTTTCTTCCAGGAAGATTAGAAAAAGACATAATAGGACGCATGAAAATGATATAGTATAAGAATAGATTAAAATATATAATTTTTAATTATATATTTAACGTTTAACATTTAACATTTACAATTCCATCCCACAATATTGGTTTTTACAGTTTTACCGCCATATACAGGATCGACACTACTAAAAGGAATAGGAGCGCCGAAGGTGGGTGGAACAATTTGGCGACGAGCGGGACCTTTACCTTTTAATCTCATTAAATAACGATCATAGGAGCCATGCTTGACATCAACGCCACTCCCTCCAGGTGTTTGCGCTCCAGGACGTATTCCTGTAATTGTGCGACGAGTACTATTACCACGTGTAGGTGCGTTAACAAATTGATGATGAGGAACTTGTCGGTCACTCATTTGATTCCAGTTCACGCCATTTTTTCCAGGAAATTGATAAACAGATAAAGCTGCTAAATCATTATTGTATAATGAGGAGGGAACTCGAACAGTATTTTGTATAACCTTCAGTTGTTTATATTGAAAAGCGGGATCCGTAGTTGGCAACTTAGTATCAGCGCCAAAAACTCGACAATGATAATCGCATTTAGCCTGACAATTTGATTCACATGGGGTATTATTAATTGTAATGGGCATCTTATATAAAGGATATAAAATATTATTATAAAAAATTATCAAGTTATCAACTCATAGTTTCTAACATATTAAATATGTAATAATTTTGATTCTTGTTTAAATTGGTAGAAAAAAATATATCAATAATGTCCTCGTTATCTATAGGTTCTTCTTCAGGCTCTGGTTCAGGCGCTGGTTCAGTCTCAGGCTCTGGTACAGGTGAAGGTAGTAATTTATTAGCATAGGTAATTCTTGGATCTATATGTATAGAAATATTTTCTTTAAAAGTTTGTTTTATATAATCTATTTCAATAGTTCCAGTCATATATCCTACATAAGGAAATCCTATGTGACCATAGAGAGGATCGAGCAGACGTAACGTAACAATATCGTTTATATATAATGTCTCTTTTAAATCATCATCAGTTATTGTAAATTCTACAATATTATAAATAGATTCAGCACTCGTCATATACTCCCCATCAGATTTTGGCTTTAGCTCACTATAAAAATTCATTACAGAATTAGTTTTAAGTATAGCACTTAAAGTATCACTCCTATGCTTACCTTCACTTTGATTAGACGTAAAAAATATAATCTGTAATAAAATATTATCCATACTAAGATTTTTGTTTTGTATAATATTCTCTACTAAGGCTTGATGTTCATTTATTAGTTTTTTATAATACAACATAAGTTTAAAACCCCTTAAAATGTCATCCCCCAGATCAGGAGTTATATCATTTGTATAATAATTATTTATATAATCTTTGTATTTTTTCTCAACATCATCTTCATTTTTACTTAAGTTTTTTATTACATCAATAATAGCACTATTGTTTACTTTGATATAGTTTCCATGCTGACCTTTAAAATCCCTACCAACCTGATGAAATAACATGGGCAGACCAATTCCTTTCTTTTCAAGAAGTCGATTAATATTCTTATAACTAATATCTTTTTCACCCTCATTTAGGAGATATTTTTCAACTCTATTAGGGTTAGTATTAGCATCATATTTATCTTTATAATAACGAGCCTGGATAATCTCTGTTAACCAAAATTGCTTTAGATTACGTTTACGCTGTATGTTAATTATTTTATCAATTTCATTTATTTTTATTTCATCTATTTGTTTTACATCTTCTTCAATTGTCTCATTATGAGAATCCATAATTATTTTTTCTGATTTCTTCTCTTCTGGACCATTATTACCCCCATAATATATTTTTTTAGTTTTATTTAACTTATGTCTTTCTCGACGTTTTGTTCTAGGCATAGATATATATAAATCATATTTTTATATTCAAGCGATAGGAAATGTATTATTGATAATTTTGAAAATATTCTATAGTTTTTTGAATGCCCTCGTGGAATGATACTACTGGTTTCCATTCTAGTATTTTTTCAGCTTTTTGTATGTCAGGTTGTCTTTGTAATGGGTCATCTGTAGGGAGGGGGTGATATATGATATCAGAGTTGCTATTAGTTATTTGTTTTATATAATTAGCGATATTTAACACACTTTGTTCATATGGATTTCCTAAATTAATAGGTCCGCAGGTTTTATCATTATTCATTAATTTAATTAGTCCCCCTAGTAAGTCAGTAATGTAACATAAGCTTCTTGTTTGGGTTCCTTGACCATAAATAGTAATATTTTTATTTTCCAAACACTGATTAATAAAGTTACTAACAACCCTGCCATCATTTTTATCCATATGAGGACCATAAGTATTGAATATACGAGCGATTCGTATTTGAATGTTATGTTTATTTTTATATTCCATCATAATAGTTTCAGCGATACGTTTACCTTCATCATAACAAGAGCGTGGGCCTATAGTGTTAACATTACCCCAATATGTTTCAGGTTGTGGGTTAATTGTGGGATCGCCATATACTTCAGATGTTGAGGATAACAATACCCTAGCATTATATTTTATAGCATAGTTCAAAACATTAAAGGTGCCTAACACATTTGTTTGAATCGTTTTTATAGGATCTATTTGATAAGCAGGAGGAGATGCTGGACAAGCCAAATGATAAATTTGGTCGACTTGAATATCAAATAATAATGGTTCAACAATATCATGAAATAAAAAGGTGAAGTTAGGATTATTTTTATGCTTTTCAATATTAATCATACGTCCCGTGAAGTTATTATCTATACAATAAACAATATGATTATCTAGTAATAATTGTGTGCATAAATTGGAACCAATAAAACCAGTTCCTCCGGTAACTAAAATACGCATTACATAATAAGAAGATTAATAATTCTAAGAATATACGAATTCTAAGATATACAGATAAATGCGTTATAGTACTATAATTAATATAAATTACATTAGTAATGATGAATTGTATTTTTATTACGATATTTAATCAAGAAAAATATGTTGATATGTTTTTTTATTTATTAGAAAGTATATTTACATATGGAAAATTAGATGACAAAACGCATATATTAGTTTATACCTCCACAGATTTCATGAACATGATTAAACAAAATGGATTATTTAATAAAGAAAAAATATATTTTGAAATTAATAATACATATAATAATGTTGATAAATCATGTAAAGCTAGGTTAGATTTATTTAAATTAGAATCTATAAAAAATTATAATAAAATCCTCTATTTAGATACTGATGTTTTACTAAAGGATGATATCAACAAAGTTTTTAAGGTTTGTAAAGAAGATATTTTATATGTATTAGAAGAAGGAGAAATACATAGTAATCATGATTATTGGGGAAAATCACTATTTGGAAATGAAGTAAATAATTACGAAGATAAAACAGCATTTTCAAGTGGAGTAATGTTATTTAATAATTGTGAAAAAATAAAAGGTTTATTTAATAAAATAAATGAAGATATTACGAATAGACCTCATCGTTTTCACGACCAACCCCATATAGTATATAATGCTTTCAAATATAATTTATACAATAATAAGACTTTAAAATCACTTGTTGTAAATAATGACGTCAATGTTTTTAGTGATAAAATTATTCACCATTTTCCAGGACAACCAGGTGTATATCAACACAAAATAGCAATTATGAGTTGTTTTATAAATAATCTTAAAAATAAGTCCAAAACATATATTAATATTAAGAAAGGTAATACAGGATTAATAGTAAAATTGAAAAATAATGCGAGTAAATGATAAAAGGTAATAATGAATAATTTATCAAACACAGGACAATATAGTTGTAATTCATGTGGTAAGAAATATACCCGTAAATCATCATATAAAAAACATATAATATTATGTGATCTAAAAGAGAGCAATCATGAATATAGGTGTTCGATGGAAGAGTCTACTGATGTTCCAACAACTAGAGAATTATATAATATCATTCAAGAATTGGGGATGAAATATAATAAAATAGAAACGGAGTTGGAAGAATTAAAAAGATGGGTAAATAATAAAAGAAATAAAATAGATATAGTAAGTTGGTTAAATACAAATAAGTGTGATGTTGATATGATAGTGTATGATTGGGTAAATACATTAGTAGTAAATAATGAAGATATCCAGAGTTTATTTAAGGGTTCAGTAGTAGATACAATAATTCAATTATTGTCTAGACATATTCAGGAAGAAAGAAGTATTCCTATATTTAATTCTAGTGACAAACCTAAAAATTTATACATATATGCGTTAAATGAAATAGAGGGCGAAGATTCAATTGTAGAATGGAAATTAGCAAGCATGGATGATTTTATGAGTATAATAAGATGTATTCATAAAAAAATAACAATAGGTATGCGTGATTGGTATAAGTTGAACAAAATAGAAATAAATAATAATGAAAAGCTTGATGACTTGTATAATAAAAGTTTATTAAAAATAATGAATGTGGAATTACAACCTGGTTCTCGATTTATAAGTAAGATGAAAACGGAAATTTGTTCTTTATTAAAAATAGAATAAATTACTTATTAAAATAAGTTTTCATAAACTCATTTGGAAGCATAATAGGTATTCCTATTTTTTTTGCTTCATTTATTTTACTAGTATTATCTTGTTTATTTTTAACTATAACTACTAGAGTATTTTTAGAAACAGATGACGCAATTTTACCTCCCGCTTTTTCAATTTCTGACATTAAATCTTTATCTCTAAATCCAGTGATGACAATAGATTTATTATTAAGTTGATGGTGAATAATATTTTTTTTTGACGGAGAATAGTTTAATTTATTTTGTAATTTTTGTTGTTTAATAAAGTTCATAAATTCAGGGATATGATTAACAAAACTCTCAGCTGTTTTTTCTCCCATTCCTTTTATTTCTTTTAAAAGATTAATTTTATTTATAGAAGATACGTTGGATGTTAATATATCAGGATATGCATTTATTATTAATTCAATACGTTTTTCATCAAATCCTCTACCAAATATATTAGATGCGGACATTAAAGTAATTAATGATGCTGATTGCATTTTTTCATGAATACTATTATATATTTTCGTTGCCATTTTATCTTTAAAACCTTCAATATTTAAAAAGTCGTTTATAGTCATATTAAGTATTTTTGGAATAGTATCATATCCATGTTGAATAAAACGTGCGATATTTCCCCGTCCCAATCCTTCAACATTAATCCCTTTAAAAAATGCGGTAATGTTTTTTTCTAATACGTCAGAATCCAAATGAGGATTTTCCAAAATAATATCAACCCGTGTTTTGTTCCATTTGTAAGGAACATTAGGCATAAGTGGTTTATCAGATGATTGAATAACTTGGCGAATATGAGGTATTACGTCTCCACTGCGAATTATTTCTATTAAAGAACCCACGCCTATTTTGTTTTTTTCAATAAATGCAGCGTTAAAACCAGTAGCATATTCGATTGTAACACCTCCCAATTTGATTGGTTCTATTCTAATTCTTGGCTTCAAATATCCATCTTTACTAGCCGACCATATAACATCAACAACTTTAGCCTCAGCTATTTGATCAGAAAGGACCATTTTAAACGCAATTGAATGTAATGGATTGCCAGATTTTCGTTTATATAATTTATTAGATGTAATAATAATTCCATCTATTTCATAAATATAATCCTTACGCCAAGTTACAAGAGTTTGAGATAATGTTTCATTTGTAATATTTTTATTTAATTGATAAAGAACAACTTCAAACCCCATTTTTTCTAGTAACTGCAGTTGTTCTAATGGAGTTTTTTCAGGAACAATTATTTCATAAGCAACAAAATGAATATCTTTTATTTTTTCACATATATTTATTTTGTTAATAATACCGGCAACTAAATTACGAGGATTAGCAAATTGTTTAGAGTATTTACTAGTAAATATTTTTTTAGGTATAATAAATTCGCCTCTGACGACAATATCTTTAATATTGGGTATATTGAGATGGGGAATAATAGAACTAATATCTTGTCCTACAATACCATTTCCCCGTGTATAAAGTTTTTGTTTTCCTCCTTCTGTTGAATACAACCCACTAACACCATCTAGTTTACAAGAAATAACATAAGGTCCTAAATACTTCTTATTCCATTTTTCTAATGCATTTGTATCTGGTTTTATTTTATCCATAGACCACATTTCATAAGGTAAAATTACTTTTTTTTCATTTAAAATAGGTGCTCCTACTTCTTTTAGTTTTGGATTATTAGGGTATTTGTTTTCCATATACTCTTTAATTATATCAAACTCGTTATCAGTTAAAGTAGGAGTAGTGTTAGAATGATATTCTTTATTAGCTTGTTCTAAAATATTAGCGATTTGTTTTTCTGTTAGGGAATTTAAAAAAGACAATCCTTCCTTTTTAAATTGTTGCATATTAAATATAATATCATTAGATGTTTATTTTTAATATTATTAATATTATTTATAGTATTTTCATTTTTTAGATTGAATACTTATTACTTGTGGAATCGGAATAGATTATGTGTGGCGACAGAAGATTTAATAGGAGTAATTGGTATATTTTCGGTATTCGAAAAACGCAGTTTTGTTGATTTAATATTATTAATACGTTTTTGTTCACGTAGTTTATTAATATAATATTCACGTCTTTGTTTTAGATATTGTTCTTTAGTTAAGGGTTTAGCTGGTTCTGTAATGGGTGATGGTATAGAGGGTGGATAAGAATCAGAAATATACTTATTAGGTATATGTGTTGTTGATTTAGAAAACATATTATTAATTTTATTACTTTTATCAGAAGAAGAATTATTAGAAGGTATAGAACTAAACATAGACGTAGATGTAGAATCAGGGGTAGTAGTAGGACGTGTAATAACTAATTTTCCATCTTGTACTTGCATATTTAAAGAGTTAAGTATATCGGAATAAGATACGTTTGATTTTTGTGCAGATGGCTGAGTCATATGTAAAGTTCCACGATTTGCAGAACTCATAGATGTAATTCTTGGATTGTGTCCTTTTAATTGAGGATTAGGTTTAAATTTATTATTAATATCTAATTCACCAGGAGATGTTTCGTTGTTAAGATTAGATTGCATAATATTTAAATATAAAAATATAAAATTATAAAAAAATAAACTAAGCTAAACTATAAAATATATATATATTGTAAAGATGAGTATTTATATAAAAAATAAAGGAAGTTCATCCACATATATTCAAAAAAATGGAAGAGAAAAAAAGGAAAAAATAAAATGGATTGTCCATTCTGATGGAAAACGTGCAAATGTAAAATTAATAATAGATACTGATGGGAACAAACTAGAAAAGGATATGGACATTAATCCAATTAATTTAGTAAAATATAATCAGACAAAAACGTTATTATCTCAATTAAGTAATAAATTTAAAAATAAAAAAAAAATGAAAACTTTAAAAAATATGCGTTCTACCAAAAAAAGAACACATAAACATCATTCTAGTAGAAGTAATTCATTATCTAAAAAGAAAAATATTTCATATCGAACTCCTTCGGTTCAAACAAAAAAAATACGCTATAGAATAAAATAATTAATTACTATTATATTCATATTAGAATATGTATATAATATATATTATATGTCTTTTAAGAAGTTTGGCGGGTTAAATCATTCTGCTAGTAATAATATTACACGTAGCACGTATAATGTAAGCGATAATAATCAGATAACAAATTCATTAGGAGAACCAAATACAAAAATTACAAGTGAAAGTCATGTAGATTTAAGTGGTAATTCAATAACAAAAATAGGTTGTTTGTATTTTATGGATGATACTGTTCAATGTACAGCGGCTCCTACTGGTGATACAGGTGCAATAGGTTCTACTGGTGCTACGGGTGCTACTGGTGCTACTGGTGCTACTGGACCTAAGGGGGTGGATGGAGATGGTAAAACAGGTTCTACTGGTGCTACTGGTGCTACTGGTGCTACTGGTGCTACTGGACCTAAGGGGGTGGATGGAGATGGTAAAACAGGTTCTACTGGCCCTACAGGTCCAAGAGGTGTTACAGGTGTTACAGGTGTTACAGGTGCTACAGGTGTTACAGGGGCTACTGGCGCAACCGGCGCAACTGGTGTTACAGGTGCTACAGGTGTTACAGGGGCTACTGGCGCAACCGGCGCAACTGGTGTTACAGGTGCTACA